GCAATGACATAATCGGACGGTTCATCCTGCTGGAGGATTGCATACATTGCGCGGACATAATCTTTTGCATGTCCCCAATCACGTTTGGAAGAAAGATTCCCCATATAAACTTTTTTCTGCATGCCTAAAGCAATACGGGAGACAGCCCGCGTCACCTTACGAGTCACGAAGGTTTCTCCTCTCAGAGGAGATTCATGGTTGAACAAAATACCGTTCGACGCATGCATTTTATAAGCTTCACGATAGTTCACCGTTATCCAATAACCGTAAAGTTTGGCCACGGCATACGGACTTCTCGGATAAAAAGGAGTCGTTTCTTTCTGCGGAACTTCCTGCACCAGACCATAAAGTTCGGATGTAGAAGCTTGGTAAATGCGCGTCTTGGGGATCAAATTCAGTAGACGAACTGCTTCTAAGATACGCAAAACTCCCAGACCATCGGCATTAGCCGTATATTCGGGTGTATCAAAACTCACTTTCACATGACTCATGGCCGCCAGATTATAAATTTCATCCGGCTGTGTCTCACCAATGATACGAGTCAGATTCAAACTGTCGGTCAAATCACCATAATGCAAGATCAGATTGCGGTTTTCCACATGCGGGTCCTGATAAAGATGATCGATACGATCCGTGTTGAACATGGACGATCTGCGCTTGATACCGTGCACCACATATCCTTTCTTGATCAGATATTCGGCCAGATAAGCCCCATCTTGGCCTGTTATTCCTGTTATTAAAGCAACTTTACTCATCGTTGTTAAACGGAAGACGCAACAACCTCCCTATTTTTAATTTTTTAATTTTTAATTCTTAATTCTCCAAGTACCAACTATAAAGGCGTTCAACCCCTTCGTCTATCTCAATCGTATGATGCCAGCCCAAAGCATGCAACTTCGTGACATCCGTCAGTTTGCGCATCGTCCCGTCCGGTTTGGACGAATCAAATACGATCTCTCCTGTAAAACCGACCTTTTCACGGATTAGGGAAGCCACTTCACGAATAGAAAGTTCTTTTCCAGTACCTATATTAATATGCGTATTCCGGATATCGCCGGTAGCAGGACGGAGATCGGCAAAATCGACCTTCTCCATCACATAGACGGAAGCATCTGCCATCTCCTCGCTCCAAAGAAACTCACGAAGCGGTTTGCCTGTTCCCCACAACTCCACTTTACCAGGATAAATACCGTACTTGGCAAGAATATCCAATATTTCGGATTCAGAAGTATCACCGGATATATTTTCAACCGAACGCGCATTCAGATCTTTCCGGACAGCCTCCCAATCTCCTTCGGAAAGACATTTACCCAAATGCACTTTGCGAATCATGGCAGGTAGCACATGCGAAGTCTCCAGGTTAAAATTATCATTCGGGCCATACAGGTTGGTCGGCATTACTGCGATATAGTTAGTTCCGTATTGCAAGTTATAACTCTCACACATCTTGATCCCGGCTATCTTAGCTATCGCATAAGGTTCATTCGTATATTCGAGAGGCGAAGTGAGCAAGCAATCCTCCGGCATCGGTTGCGGAGCATTTCCCGGATAAATACAAGTACTTCCCAAAAACAGAAGTTTCTTTACATTATTCAGATAAGAAGCATGAATCACATTGTTCTGAATCATAAGATTCTCGTAAATAAAGTCAGCCCGGTAGCGGCTGTTTGCCACAATCCCTCCGACATGGGCTGCTGCCAGGAACACATATTCCGGCTTCTCTGCGGCAAAGAAATCATGAACGGCCTGCTGATCGGTCAAATCCAATTCCGCATGCGTACGCAGGACGAAGTTCGTGTAACCTTTTGCCTTCAGATTCTTCAGAATAGCAGAACCGACCAGTCCCCGATGGCCTGCTACAAATATTTTACTATCCTTATTCATTTTCTCTTTTTATCAAATTCAGCAGATATTGTCCATACTGGTTCTTCAACATCGGAGCGGCAACTTGCCTCAACCGTTCTGCATCGATCCAACCATTCCGATAAGCAACTTCTTCCAAGCAAGCTATTTTCAACCCTTGTCGTTTCTCTATCACCTCAACGAAGGTGGAGGCTTCGGAAAGAGAATCGTGCGTACCGGTGTCAAGCCATGCAAAACCGCGCCCTAAGAGCTGAACTTTCAAATTCCCATCCTTCAGGAATTCCTGGTTGACAGTCGTAATCTCCAATTCTCCGCGGGCGGAAGGTTTAATCCGCTTGGCAACTTCCACCACTTTGTTCGGATAGAAATAAAGGCCGACAACTGCATAATTCGATTTCGGGCATGCTGGTTTTTCTTCAATGCTCAACACATTTCCTGCCTCATCGAATTCGGCCACGCCATAGCGTTCCGGATCATTGACGTAATAACCGAAGACGGTTGCTTTTTGTTCGTTTTCCACATTAGCTACGGCCCTTTTTAACATTGCGGTGAAACTCTGTCCGTAAAAGATATTGTCGCCCAAGACCAGACCAACGGAATCATTTCCAATAAACTCCTCCCCAATTAAAAAAGCTTGTGCCAATCCGTCCGGTGAAGGTTGTTCGGCATACTCGAAACGGACACCATAATCGGAACCATCCCCTAACAGACGACGAAAACCGGGAAGATCCTGCGGTGTGGAAATCACCAATATTTCACGTATTCCTGCCAGCATCAACACAGACACCGGATAATAGATCATCGGTTTATCATAAATAGGCAATAACTGTTTTGAAACTCCTTTGGTTATCGGATACAAACGCGTACCGGACCCTCCTGCTAAAACAATACCTTTCATAATCTTCTATGATTTACGATTTATGATTCCGGAATCATGCATCAATGATAAATCATACATCCAAAATCATAAATCCTTAATAAATATAACGGATGGCAAATGTATTAAAAATAATCCACTTTACCGGCTCAGTGAAACTTTTCTTTCCAAAGGTTTGTTACAAAGTAGATTTCAAAATAATTAAAAAACGAATTTATTATGAAGACTTTTATTGACACAATCAACTTCGGAGTAAAAAACTGGTGGGTTTCCCTGCTTCTGGGCCTGCTTTATATCCTTATTGCAATCTGCCTGATGTTCACACCGCTGGCAAGTTATGTCGCACTGAGTGTTTTGTTTAGTGTATCTATGTTTGTCAGCGGCACACTGGAAATTCTTTTTGCCGTCACCAATAAAAAGAATATTTCCAGTTGGGGCTGGTATCTGGCAAGCGGTATCATCGACCTGATCTTAGGTATCTACCTGATGGCCAATATCGGCCTGAGCATGGCAGTGCTGCCTTTCATCGTTGCCTTCTGGCTGATGTTCCGCGGTTTCGCTTCAACCGGCTACGCTATGGACCTGAAACGCTACGGGACACGCAACTGGGGCTGGTATATGGCTTTCGGCGTACTGGCAATCCTTTGCAGTATCGGCATTATCTGGCAACCAGGTCTTGGAGCGTTATCCCTTGTCTATATGATCGCGTACACTTTGCTGATCATCGGCATCTTCCGGGTTATGCTTTCCTTCGAACTGAAGAGCTTGCTATAGGGGGCAAAACCAACAGTACAACTTCGAAATATTGGATAACTCGCTATATATCAAAAGAAAAATAGGATTATTTTGTTACAAAGCAGCTACGTTTGAAACTTAATTCGATTGAATTCCGTTTTAAACGAGGCTGCTTTATTTGTAGATATAATTAACCTACAACTTAATTTGAAGGCCATAGAAAGCCTAAAAACGGGTAAATAGAAAGAGAATACCGGTTTCGAGTAGTGTTACATGATAAAAAGAATCACCTAAGAATGTTACATCTTCTGTACCTTTGGTATGTGGCACAAAATGTAACACTTTTTGTAACAATATTATTTTGTTACATTATTTGTACCATTGGTTTTTAGCCGTTGCTCGTATGCAATCTCTTGAACTTTTATTTTCTCCTGGAGGAATGATATGTTTAATTGTTTTAGTTTTTCCATATAGTCAATAAGGTATTTAAGTCTATTGTTATAAGCTCGTTTCTGTTTATAACTGTCAAGGACTTGGTTCCAATATTCTATATCATTATGAAAGTATTGCATTGTTAGGTCTTCATAATAAGTATCGAACAGTGTAGGCTGTAACACTATATTTATAGTTCTCTCATTTTGTTTATCGTTCAAATCGATATTACTATATTTAAGAGCCTTCAATGCCCTTTCTTCATAGTCTTCTCGACCATATAATTTTAAAGCATTATGGAAAGCCTTTTTCAAAGGTTCTGTGTATTTTAAGATTGCATAAAAACCATTGCTGTTCTCGTAAATACTCCAATTATATGATAGTGTATAAAGGATTTGATTATAAAAAGTTTGTTTAAAACGTTCTTCTAACTTGTCTTTTGTCTCTAAGATTCCACACTCAACTTCCGGAATGGGCTTATCTATATCCTCTGGATTATACCAAACGCCATCAATATAAACAGGATAAGATTGGGACATCTTGTTATATTCCTGTATTTCTTCTGATGTAGGTGTTGTGAGTTGCATAAAGAATCTTCCCTCTATTAGAACAACCTGTGCATACTTCCCAGTACAGCATATACTTTCCGGATCATTTTTATAGGAATCTCCTGCTCACCATATTCTGGATTTTTATTTGTTGGTATTAAACGAACGAATCCCTCCTTATCAGACATACGCATCCTTTTTACTGTCCGGTAGTCATCTGTTATGATTCCATATATTTCTCCAGCCGGAAGATATTCGATAGGGCTGGTCATCTCTTTCATCGCAATAAAGTCTCCATTGTTTAACTCTGGTTCCATAGAGTGCCCAGTTATATTACACCAAATAACCCCTTCCTTATTATAGGGCTCAAAATTGATATAGTAGTCCGGATTACGAGTTTGGTCATTTAAGACTATATCGAATCCTCCAATGAAATCCACATTATAATATGGTGCACCTTTATATTCATAATTGATTTCAGGCAAAACAGGCAAAGATTCATTCTTTAGCATATTTCCTTTGCCAGTAAGCAGCCAGTCCGCATTTATAAATTCACACTTTGTGTATATAAGTTCCGCATCAAAGGTATTTCGGGCATACCAATTCGATACAGCCTGTGAAGAAATCCCTAAAAAACGAGCAAAGTCTGCGTTTTTCTGGATGTTAAGATGTTTCTTTATGGAATCGAGCATTTCGCCTTTCATTAAATTTGAAACATTTTGTGTCATTTTCTTCCCGTTTTATTTTGATTTATGAAACAAAGTGTGTAATATTGCACCGTGTAAGACGTTTACACGGCTATAAAGGTAGATAAATTTCAAATAATACACAATATGAAGCAAAAAATAGAACTAAAAGACGGGGATTCCCGCAAAGCTATTTGTAAAGCATTGGACATTTCTACTGCGTTCTTGAGCTTAGCATTAAGTTTCAAGCGCAATAGCGCAAAAGCCTTACAAGCACGGGAAATGGCATTGAAAAACGGAGGAATACTGTATGTGTCTCAGTCTCCTAAATCTGTGGTAAAAGTATTAGACAGAAAAGGTGAAGTTGTCAAAATAGTAAAAGAAGAGGAGACCAATGTATGAAAGCGAAAGTGATTCTTTACGGTTGGTATGTTAGTTGGCTGTTCTTATTTGCCGGCGTGGGTACTTGGGATACTTCGGAATTTGGAAGTATGAAGATGATATTGGGTATCTTACTCAGTATGATATGGGTTGCTTTCAGTTTGCTTCTCATTCAATATGAAAAGGAATGCGAGGCTGAGTGTGATAGGCTGGAGAAATGGATTGATAAACATATATTCAATAGCAAACACGATGGATAATGATAACAATAATAACATTTCCAGTAAACGAACAACTTATTTTGATAACACGACAAAGAAGCATTTCACTTTCCGTAAAGGTTATGTAAGCCTTGCGTCCGGTGCGAGCTCTGGAACGGAAACTATTTAAACAACATTTAAACGATGAATATCCAGAGTAACGACATAGTATTACGACAGTTTCAAGGCAACACGACCATGTGGCTTTCGGAACGGTATATTTGTAATACGCTTGGGAGCAATATGGGAGATTATTTGCGGATAAGAGGTCGATTGATTTACCGCCAGTCCGTCTCTCCTTGCTTCCGTTCGAAGGATATTCTGCCGGATACCGGTAAGGCTTGGCGGTATGCCCGGATTAATGGCCAGTTTTATTATGACTTTGACCGGATTCCCGACCGGAAAGACACCAGATATCGGAGTCGTTTGGGGGAGCGTGATGAACTGCTCCATGCTGCCGATGAGTTAGCTACAGCGGAAGTGCGGATAGCCGAGCAATATGCCATCCGGAACTTAGAGGATTACGTCAAGGCGCATATTCGTAACACGGACTTCCTCCGCTTCCGTTATTATGAGATTAACGGTGTATGCAAATATAATAAAGATAAAGCAAAAGAACTGGCTGAAGCGATGGCTTGGGCACGTTCCATCAAAGAACTGGTAGCAAACGGAGGATACAAGGACTTTGGTTATCGGACAAAGGAAGATTTTTACAAGGCTTGCGCCCAAATTCTATACAAGAAGAAGTTGGAAGGTTTTGCCGTTACAACCGGAGGAAGCCTCCGCAAGAAATTAGTGTATTTTCCGGAGGACGAGATGGAACAATATGACTTCTTTGTTTCTGGTCGGTATGGTAACGATAATGCTCGCAAGATAGGCAAATGTAAGTTGGTGGACGAAGAGACCGGAGAGATTAAGCGGTTTGACATCCACGAGGCTCTCATCCTGAAGCTCTGGATGAACTTCGGTAGCCCGGCCAAAGAATCCAAAATTGACTTGTGGAATCACTACGAACGGGATATCGCCTATCTGGGCGAAAAGGCACTGAGTTATTCCACTTTCTGCCACTATACCAATATGTACAACACTCGGCTGAAGACCTACCGCGAGCGGCATGGTTGGAAAGCCTTCGCCTCGACATTCCTTTCTTATATTCCAACCGAGAACTTACGGTATGGCAACTCGCTTTGGTGTGCCGACGGTTCCGGCACGTTGGCCTATTCCTATCTGGACAGGACGGGTAAGCTCCGCTCTATGCGCTTATATATAATAATGGTAACAGACGTGGCAACAGGCAAGATTGTCGGTTGGGCTCCGGCTTCCATCGGGCAACACAAAGAGACACCAGAGATGGTACGCGAGGCGGTACTAATGGGCTTGCGTGGTTGTGGCAAACGGGAAATCATGGAGTTCGTGAGCGATAACCACGGTGCATTTACCGGAACGGAAAGCGTGGAGTTCCTCACGCAAGTATGCCGCAAGGTGCGAACCATAGAACCGGGCAACTCCCAGGCGAACTATGCCGAGACCCAGTTCCGGCTTTTCAAGAAGACTATCCGCAGCGAGTTCAATTGGCTTGGCTCCAGCTGGGACAGCAAGGACATTGAAAACACGGCCAACGAAGACTACCTGAATGCCGAATCCTTCCCCTCATACGCAGAAGTCATCGAACAAGTAAGCCGGAAGATTGAGGAATGGAACAACCGTGTCATGCAGTGCGGCGAGACCCGTTCGGAGCTTTATGCCGAAAGTATTCATCCGGAAGCCCAAGAGATTGACCCGCGTATCTGGCGGCATGTGGCCGGTAACCATACGAAACAGGAGATTACCCGCCAGCGTGGCAATATCGTCATCTCGAAGGGCGGGCAAAAGTATATGTTCGAGATCCCGGATGTGGCATCGGTGGGCGATGTTATCCGCGACTACTTGGGATACGCCGCTACTGTCCGCTGCCAGATGTATTGGGATGAAGAGGAATGCGATCTTTATACGATGGACGACCGCTTCATGTTTACCTGCTTTGCTGCCCGGAAAGCAGTCAAGAGCCATGCGGAAGAGACGGAACAAAATGTCCGGAACTTGGGGCATCATGTTGGGCGTAAAGCTGCCCAAGTGGAGGCTGTTGAGCAGTATGAAAAGGATGCCTATGAAGTGGCGCAATGGGTGGACGAACAGCTACCCTATGGTGTTACCTCAAAGCTACTTGGTGGCAAGCGTTCCAAAGAGATTACCAACGAACTGAAGGAACGGGCACTGGCAGAGAAAGCCAAGCAAAACCGGAAAGAACGGCAGCTTGTCGAGGCCAATGCTTACGAAGATGAATATGCACGCATGAAAGAACAATTATATAAGAGTAAAAAGATATGATTACGACTGAACAGAAACAACAAGTGGCTCAGGCCTGCAAAGAATATGCAGCCATGCAGGGGTGGGTGTCGGACAAATCAACCGGCGTCAATCAGCTGGCGCAGTTTACGAAGGTGAACGTCATGTACATCTCTCACATCCTACGCTCCGATTTCACCTACAAGGATTCAAAGACGGGCGAGAATAAAGATATAGCCGACCGATGGTTCCAGCAACTGGCGGATTGCGTCGGGCTGAAGCTCCAAAAGGAATATTGGCCGCACGTCGATACGCCTCAATTCAAGGAAATAGACCTTGAACTGCGTGAGGCGTTAGCCACCAGTGCGACCCGTGTCCTGATTTGCGAGAGCGGTGCCGGGAAGACGTACACAGTGGAACGCTTTAAAAAGGAGTTCCCTAACCGCGTCTTCGTTGTTACATGCCATAAGTTCGACCGAGTGAACGACCTTATCGACAAGATGGCAGAGGCTACTGGAAGGGAGGTGGCAGGCAAGACTATCAGCCGTCGGCTTACCCTGCTGAACGTTTGGCTCTATACGCAAGGACGCTTCGACGGACAGAAGCCGATGATAATCTTTGACGAGGCCGAGAACCTGACGCTTACTACCATCCAGGCTCTCAAAGCGATGTATGACACCATCAAGTGGAGTTGCGCCACCGTCCTCATCGGAACCGACCAGCTTATCTTGACGTTGGAGAAGCTGAAGCAAAAGAACAAACCCGGCATCCCGCAGTTCTACCGTCGTTTCAAAGCGGGTATCCGCTACATCGCACCGCTCGACCGCGATTTCCACGCTTTTCTCGACAACCAGCCTTATCCGGCCGGATTCAAGAACACGCTCCGAAGTGTCTGTGAGAATTATGGAGAATTGCATGATTTCCTCGTCCCTGCCATGCGCGAGGCAGATGAAATGGGTGTCCCACTAACGGAACGGCTCTTCCGGATGAAGTATAAACTGCCACTTAAAGATTGAATAATCACTGTTTAAATGATATGAAAATGGAACTTAAATTAGATGAAAAAGGTATTTGCGCTCAATGCAAAAAGGAGAAACGACACGTGGATATCTGTCGGGCAAAAGACCAGTCGATGCGCCAGCAGGTAGAGGTTGAATTTGCTGTTTGCGGTGTTTGCGGGAAAGGCTATTGCAGTCTTCGGGCTGACACCGACGAACATCTGTGCGAACGTTGCGCCGATACGATTTACAGCAATGTAACACTTGATGGGAGCCTGCGGAGACAATTGGTTTGGAAAGACAAAGACTAAATCCCGAAACGGTTCTGCGAGGCGGTTCGATTCCGCCTTCGGGAGCAACGTAAAAACAACCTGGTAGGATCGCCGACGAGATATAGTTAGATCGCTCGCGAGATGTAGTTAGATCGCCGCGACGATCCTACTACCTAAAAACAGCAACATTATGGAAACGAAGAAAAAGAAACCGACGCACGCCCTGTTCTGGTCGCTCCTCCGGGAGACGGAAGGGTATAACGAGGCCTACAAAGAGGTCATGAAGGAGGGTATCGTCCACCGGTACAGCGGCGGGCGCACCCTGTCGCTCAGCGAGATGTACCGCCTTTACCCAGCGGAGTACAGCCGGATGATTGACGCCATGAAGGGCGACAGCCTCCAACGCCAAGCCCGTTACGAGGCATCCCGTGAGCGGGCAGCCAAGCGCGTCATCGCCGCCATCGCGACGTGGCTCGACCGGCAAGGGTACACCTTCCGGAGCCGCCCGGAGAAGGTGCGCTACATCTTCTCCGTCGCCTGCCGCGCGGCCAACTGCGGGAACTTCAACGCGATACCTGAGTCTAAGCTGACCGCCATCTACAATCTGTTCTGCCGCAAGAACAGCGTGGACATCAGCGGAGACCCGATTATTGACCATGTCATCAATAAGAACTAAAATGATACGAACAGACCGAAAATACAACCAAAAGAAGGCGGACGACCGCACCGCCCGCATCGCTGCCATGGAGCAGGAGCGCGACGAACTGGTAGACCGTATGTTCGACCACCCGGAGCTCTGCACCGAAGAGAATATCCGGCGCGTCAACTACCTCTCCTCGCAGGTCGAAATCATGCGGGGCAAGATGATTTATAACGTGAATATCAACTATTAAAACAGAATATATATGGAAACAGTAGATTTAAGCAAGCTATCAAGCAAAGAGTTGGCAGAGTTGTTGGAACAGAAACGTAAGGAAGAACGCGAGGCGGGCATCAAGCGGCGCGAGGCTTACGAGGGCATCCGGGCCGAGGTGGTGCAGGGCGTGGAGACGAAAGTGCGCGCTGTCTGCATCGAGGTGCAAGGGCTGCACCAGTATTGCCTCGCGGAGCTGACCGCCTTCCGCCAGACAATGGCAGAGTACGGACAGCTGAAGCGGGGCGACGCCCAGATGAGCTTCACCGTGCAGGAGGGAAACTTCAAGGTCGAGGTGAAGAGCAACAAGGTAAAGAAGTTCGACGAACGCGCCGACGTGGCCGCCAGCCGCCTCATCGACTTCCTCCAGACCTGGATTCAGGGCAAGGAGGACGGGGCGGACAATCCAATGTACCAGCTCGCCATGACACTCCTGGAGCGCAACAAGAACGGCGACCTGGATTACAAGTCGATTAGTAAGCTCTACGACCTGGAGAGCCGGTTCGACGACCCGGAATACTCCGCAATTATGGCACTGTTCAAGGAAAGCCATCTGGTGGAAGGCACAGCCACGAACTTCTACTTCTACGAGAAAGACACGTTAGGCGTATGGCGGAAGCTGGAACCAAGTTTCAACCGGATGTAAAACAATGGACAATTGACAATGGATAATGGACAATTTAGCCGGATGGCAATTGTTCATTATCCATTGTCAATTGTCAATTAAAAGTATAGTCATGGACGAACGATTAGACTTCAACGAAAACTGGAACGGCAAGCTGAATTGCCAATGCTTTACCACCATCCGGCTGCATAACCCGATAAAGAACTGCGTCGGGGCAATCAAGCAAATCTACCTCAAAGACCGGTACAAGGGCGACGCGAAGATTATGCACGTCTCCCGCATCACCCTCGACCAAATCAACCTTCCGATGGCGAAGCTCGATAGCGGACTCCTGCCTGACGAACTCCGGGCAAAGCTCCGCGAGCTATACAAGAGCCACCGCCCCAACTGGAACACCCAGACCCTGGACTTCCTCGTGCTGGAGTACCTGAAGGATTCTAAAGAATCGAGATTATTCTAACTTAAACAATAAAGACAAATGAGCACATTAGTATTAACCGTCGCCGCCTGCATCACGCGGCACGAACGGACACTGAAGACCTATAAAGAGATGTACGAACGTAGCCGTTCTGCAACCCGAAAGCAATCGCTGGCCATGAGCATCGAGACGCTGGAGGCAACCATCTACCATTTGAGGAAACTTTTAACGAAAGGAACAATCGCATGAGCCAGCAGAAACATATCATCGAAGTAACTCCACCGGAGTACCAACAGGTACGCGAAACGCTGGAGTTCCGGAACTATCGTTGCCCCGTCTGCAACGGGCGGGGCGGGTTCATCGAGCAGGTCGGGCATGATGAATCGAAGACCATCCCCTGCGACTATTGCGACGGGACGGGCAAGGTGAAGGCTACTTTAGAGATTAAATGGAGGCCGGATTATGACTAAGCAAATCAAAAACGTCCTTATCCGCGACCTGACCGCCGAAGATAACCAGACCATCCAGGCGGTGATGCGGGAAACCGGATGCTATCAAGCCTCCAAAGCTCTGCTCCGTACCGCCTACGCTTACCTTCGACTGGTCGCCATGAGCCACCGACAGACGGTGCGCATCAAGCAACTGGAGGCTGAGAACCGGGTGCTCCGCCAAAGTACCGCTGCCATTGTGGAGGCGGTAAGGAAGATAGAAAAAGTATTATCAGAAAAGAATACTTGATTCAACTCAATTTTACAGCCTGATTAATGACAACAGATTGCTAAAAACACTATATTTGTACGGTTCTTGTTAAATAGGATATGAATAATAGCGATTTAATAGACACTATATTAGAATATTTGAACAAACATCCTTTCCTGACTGGGATGGTGTCCATTATTTTACTTATAGTGGTAGGATTTTTAGGATGGTTTGAGGGTAATAATAGCTACCTTAGCATTTGTGGTACAATTATTACAGTATTAGGTTTTATGTTGACCATTTTTCAATTAAAATCAGTCAAAACTATTGCAAAGAACACCGATGAGAAAGTTGATAGAACAGTAGATTTTGTACAAGGCAGGATAAAAGAAATAACTTCTATCTCAGAGTGTGTTGCAGCAAACCAAATTATCAATGAGGTCGAACATTATATATCTGATGATAAATTAGAAATAGCAGTTCTTCTATTGAAAGAAGTTTATAAAACACTCGTATCTATACGATCAGACAAGACCTTATTGACTGTAGTTCCTCAAAATATCCAAGAAATTACTTTAAGTATAAAACTTGATATTGATAATTTACAAGATTTTATTCATAATGGAAGTATTATTGAGAAATCTAAAATATTTCCTAATTTGAGAAATGCATCTGAATTATTGATAGAAATTGAAAACTATTTAAAAAACAAAGATTATGATACCAGTATACTTAAATGAGTTAATAGATGTTCTTATAGCGAAGACAAATTCCAATTCTTGTTATTGGAATCGTACCTCTTCTCAAGGTCAATATAAATTAATGTTAAAAGGAGGAATGGTAGTTCTTTCTTATCGCGAAGGTCTTTTAGGTAAAGATAGTCTCAAATTTGATATTTACGATGAGACCGGTAAAATTGTAGATACATTTATTGTAAATGACAATGATAAGACAGATTATAATCATATCTTACACTTATATAACTCAATAAAAAATCAAAAAGACCAAATCACACGGAATAAGATTTGTAATTTTATAGAGGAAATAAATACATCAACACATGTTGGCATAGAAGATACAGTATCTTTACAATAGACTGATACGCAAAATGATAGATTTTTTAAGAGTCAAAATTTAATGGATGAGAATATTCAAAATACATCTATTATCTTTGTAGTTTATCCCATATCCTATTTACTTTGCAGTAAGATTGTTTGGTTATTTATTGGCATGGGATTCCACAAAAACACATTGCGGCGAATCGACCTGGTGTGCGACATCGTCCGCAAACACTACGAACCGGGGCGGCGAGACCGCTGCTACAAAGAGGTGTGGCGGCGGTACGTCAATCCGGTTTATTCCATGTGTTACCGGACGTTCCTCAACTACATCGGCACCAATACCGAACTGGAACGCCGGCGGAATGCCGAAGCGCAGCTGCAACTATTCTGAATCGATGGCATACTCCGTCTCGAACAACATCGCATATTCCCGGATGGCATCCTCACGGCTATAATGTGTGATAGTCTTTTGCTCCAGTTCGTTAAACTCATCTCCCCCGAAAGCATACAAAACGTTGCCTATCGTGTCCATCAAGTCGAAGATGGCAAAGGCGCGATTCCGGTAGGCTTCCGGCGCAGCCATTGTCCCGGAGACCGCCGGAGCGTCTGCCACGCGGATAAGAATCGTCATCGTTGCCCACCGGGTTCCCGCCGTTTGGGATTCAAATTTGATGTTGCTAACGCTGATCAGCGCACAAGGGAACTTCACCGGCGGCGCATCGTTGTAGAAATCCAACTGCCCCCAATCTTCGGCAATGTACCGCAAGTCGGGGACCTGCTCTTGCAACCGTTCCATGACGGCCTCTAAAATGTGTTTCATCTTGTTATCTGTTTATTTGTTTCGATATTTAGGGAATTGTCTGGTCTCCTCCTCGATGGCACGAGCGGCATGTTCCGATACGATGTCGCGGGCTATCTCCTGCACCCTTGGATGATCGCCGACGAAAGGACGGGCAGGAACAGTAAAAGTCCGCCGGATACGTTTCGCCAAAGCCATACGTCGGTACTTTTCTGCCTCTGAAGTTTTACCCGATTGCTGCAAGGCATGGAAGTTTGCCCAAGCCCAGCGTCGCATCTTCGGGGTCGGTACAAAATCCTGTCGAACGGTACCGCCGTAGTTCATCAGTCCGGCATACCGGAGGCTGCTGGAGTAAATAAGCGACGTCCCACTAATCCGGCTCCGAATACTGCGGCGGAGTGCACCAGTGCGGAGTAACATGCTGCCGCCTGTCGGCTGGTAATTCTTGCTAAGCGGAGCCCACGGCCGGTCGAAGAAGGCTTTGCGCTCGAAATTCAGGTCAAATTCATCGACCAACTCCGTTTGGATGTCTTTTAGTACATTATTAAAGAAAGTATTGCTGCTCATATCAAATAATTTTGTAAGTTTGCGAAGAGAAGTTACGAAAAGAGTGTAATTTATTGGAAATGAGCGTAGGTTAATTGCTCTTGATAGTAATAGGTTACGATTT